GTATGTTATCAGCATTGAACCAAAATATATGGGGGTACAGGGTGGATTGGTGACTGGTCTCTTTGTGTTACAACATTCCTCACAAAATAGGGGGGGTAAGTCCAAAACTGCCATAATTTAAAAAAAGTTTTAAATAAGTCCAAAACATTATTATATTAAGGCATGAAAAAAGAATTGGCTTTATTAACACGAAACAAGGCTATTGATATGTTAGCGACACAACCTTCGATGAAGATTAAAGATGTTGCAGCAGAGCTTGGTATAAGTCCAAAGACTATATATGCTTGGAATACAGATCCTAATTTCATAGATGCTGTGTATGATAGGTATATGGTAGCTTTGGGGGGTGAGTTACCCTCTATATTGAATGCTATGGTACGAGAAGCAAAAGCAGGGAATGTACAAGCAGGTCGATTATTGTTGGAACACTCTAATAAGCTCGTTAAGAATGTTAATATTACGATAGATAGTCCGTTTGACAAATGGTTGAAGAAGATGGACAATGCAGAGGTTGTTGAGCCTGAGATTATGGATGGCGAGGTTTCAGACTTTGAGGATTTGCCACCTAGAGATGAGGAGCATCCTGTTGTTAGGACTAAAAGAGAAAATAAGCAGATAAAGCAGACTTATTATGAGGATATTAAGAAAGTACAGCAGAAAAAGAATCGTAGTAAGAAACGAAAAGAGTGGTATTTGTGGAAAAAAAGGGCTTTAGCCGTAGGATTAGAGCCTATAGCAGGTAATAGACCCACTAAAGCTCAAAAAGAGGCTTATATCAACAAAATTAAAGAATTGGAATCTAAAGAATAACTTGTTGGTCTATTTCAATGCTTTCAGGTACGAGTACACAATAACAAAATTCCTTACATACTGAGAATCCACTTGCAGGGAAACCAATTGCTTCCCATTCCTTCCATGTGGCTAATTGTCCGACTCTAAGTTCGCAGTCAGGGCATATTTTAGGAGAACCTACACTTATCCATTTAAACCGTTCTATGCGATCCCCATGAACGGAATCTTGTCCGATCCTAGATGATTGCATAATTGACGATACAATTCCTCGCTTAATCGTATTTCGATACTCTCCGAAGATTCTGCCATTGGTGGTAAGGTCGGTTCTAAGTATGTCTGAGATTGCTCCAGTTCCCACACCTGCATTTCTAAGGAGTGCAACTTCTCGTTCAATTTTTGTAACGAAGATATCAATTCCATATGCAATTCCCAATGTTGCCCACAAAAGGATGTTCTCATCCTCGTCTTTAAGAGTTTTCTGACTTTCTTCATCATTTAGCAACTCCTCTCTTAGTTCGTTCTCTACCATTATCTTATGTATTTCAACCTTTGAGCAGTCGTAGCTCTTAGGCTTCTTGAGAATCTCTTTCTAAATTGGTTAAATGGTTTTATCGCACCACTTGTAACGATAAAGGGTCTTGCAGGAACTTTCTTGTTTGGAATCATGGATTTTTTACCTGTTGTAAATCCTTTATGCTGATTTAACCCATAGTGTAGCATTTTAAATCCACCTTTTGCAGATTTAATACTTCTAAATAAAGCTCCTGTGGCAATTAATGGCTTAGTTCCTGCGATTCCTCTCATTTTTCTAATATCTATTGTGGATTTTTTTAACCTCTCCAATCCTTTTGTAATCTTATCCTTAGACAATCCTGCAGATTCCTTTGCTAAATCATCCACATATTGACCAGATATTGAGTTTATTTTTTTAGCTAAATTTCTAAAGCTGAAATTCATATTAATCTTTAAGTTCATTTGCGAACTGCACTCCTAATTTTTTAGCTTTAACATACAACTCTAGATGTGTTCTAATAGAATCTTCTGCTACTTTTTCAGCCCATTCTTTTGGGTTGTCGAGGATTTTATCAATATCCCCTGAAAGCTCTATATTAAAGTTCTGTAGTTCTTTGAGCTGCCTGACGAGCTTTTTCAAAGATTGAGAGTTTTTCGTTTTTTTGTTTATTTTCGGCAATTATATCCTCTGCTTCTTCTAAGGTTAAATCCTTATTATACTCTAACAATAATTGTGCTTCATTTACAAGGTTTAATTCTAATCTATGTTTATCCCATAGAACTTGATCTTGAACTGTCTTCGGATATTCAGGCTCATTGAAATCAATCCCAAATTTAGCAGGAAGTGAAACATTGTTAGATTTTGCAATCGCTTTTTCGACTTCATACATTTCATATTCGTACATCTTCCATATAGATAAATCATCCTTGAAATCACGATGATATTCTAAATCTTTTATCATAAGGCTAATACCTGATGGAACTTCACCACCTGTTTGAGCCCATTGCACCCACATATGATTATTCTGAGCAACCATTTCTACTTGGAACTTGATATTTTCGATTACATCATTTATGTTACCTTGAGGAGAAACAATATTATATGAAGCACCTTCAGGAAGCTCTAAGGTTACATCAGAACCTGTTCGTTGCCTACCTGCCATATCAGCTCCTATAGAAACTGGTTGCCCAAACATTTGAAACCTTAATCCAAGCTGCATTTCTGTGAGAGTAATATTTATATGTTCATTACTATTACAAATATCATTCGCACCTGCTACAAAAAATTGATCCGTTTGAGGCTCTCTATGGGTAAACACAAATGGTAATCTTCCATAATTATGCTCACCTCTATCAAGGATAGTACCGTTGGAATCAACCACAACCCAAGACTCTTTATCCCATATCATATATTGCATCTCGTTTACTTTCATAGGATCATCTGCAAAATGAAATAACGGATAAGAAAGAGCAGTTGGAACGAAAGGGTCTGAATCAAAAAAAGGGTAAAAATAATAGACTGGTCTATAATCGAACATAGGAGATTCTTCACTTCCATTCCAAACTACTCTTGTGGCGAGAGTACCCAAAAGCCTTGTCATTCTTTCTATATGTTTCATCTTTGCATCTTTTAATGCAGATAATTGGTCGTACTTTTTAGAAACATTTCTTTTTGCTCCAATAGTGTAAATACGACTCGCTTTATTGATAAATCTTTTTGTGATATTCGCTTCATATGGAGGGATTTCCTTAAAAGCATCAGTATCAAACCTATTTTGTATATATTGAGCTGTGTTATTGCCCTCGTAATAATCTAATAGTTTTTCAACATACTTCTCTCTTCCTTCTTGAAATTTTAGTTTTAAGTTTTTTAATGATTCCTGTATGTATATTTCTGCTGCCATTATCTCTTCCTTATTTTAACTTCTCTATTTTTAATTGGGAAACGATTCACAAAAAAGAATCGAATCATATCTCCACCATGGTCATGATATCCATCTTTCATTGAAACAGGCTTTAAATCTTGTGTTTCAGGGTATCGCAAAGATTCCAAATCCTCTGCCATCCCTTGACATTTCTTATCTAAGTGCAATCTTCTTAGTCCTGATGCACTTTCGATAAAACTACGAACATGGGTTTCTCCTGATGCCTTATCACGAGATACTTTATCTCTAACCCACTTAACTACAATTCCTTTTCTTCTAAAAATTTCTATATCTCCTAAGCCTGACTGCCCTTGCACTTGCATACCTGCAGGATCTCCATAATACTCAATTGTATTGTAACCTTTCTTCAAAATCATCTCTACTAACTTATCTGTTTTTACATTTTGCTCGTGCATAATTTCATCTATCATATTAATATGAGTAATTCCACCTATCTTGTAAGTTTGAAACCAACCTACAGACGGCATCCTATATCCAAAGTCAATCGAACAATAAGTCGGCAGATTTGGGTTGTAAGGGAAATATCCCATATCAAGGGCTCTATCAAAGGGATAAACTTTACCTGCAAAGCTAGTAAATTGTGCTCCATATTCCTGATTAAATACTTCTTTTGACATATTTCTTTTTCGTTCTTGGATAACTTTATTTTTAAGCCCATCAGGGTAGGCATGATGATTTTCCCAAGCAGGAGCTGTATGCGACTCCCACTCTTCATCCTTTTTGCCCAATAAAAATTTGTCATATAACCAGTTAAATCCTTGTGGGGTAGAAATAAATATAGCTTTTCCATTCCTTCTACCAACTGCAGGAGAAACATACATATCCCAAATTTCTTGCTTCATTTTAGCAGCCTCATCAAGTATAACTAAATCATACTCATCACCCACTAATGAATCAGGGTTATCTGCAGAAAGACCTTCTATTGTTGAGTTCCAAGTGAACCGAACATATTGATCTTTCTCTGAGGCTTTGGCTACATCCTTCTTATTTGGGACAACCATTGTTCTCCATATTTCGTCAAATAATAATTTCGATTTTCTGTAAGACAGTCCAATCAAGGCAACCTTTTTATTGGGAAGCGAAGCATAGAATGAGGCTTCTTTTGCTGAAGAATAAGTCTTACCATATCCACGACCACAAATTATTACAAAAAACCGAGCTGTATTTTTTTCAGGAAAATGTAACTTGCTTTGACCTTTGTGAGGGCTATATCCTTGAAAGTCAAACCATTCCTTCTTAAATGTTAATATATTTTGAGATTGTGATTGCATAAAATTTAATAAAAACTTGCAAAAACCAACCCTATTAAGTTAAGTTAGGTCTGTAGATTATGCAAGAATTTGCATAATTAAATTATTATTTACAAAAAAGGAGGACAGTATGTCCGAAGAGAAAGCAGCAACAAACGAATCAGTAGAGGAGAATGTTGCAAAGGTTGATGCTCAAGAGTCGCCTACTCCTGATCCATTAATAGCAGAAGCGAAAAAGTATAGAAAAAGGGCACAACTCGTTGAGTCTGAAAATGCAGAGCTGAAAAAGAAAATAGAAGCTCAAGAAAATGCTAAATTAAAAGAAAATGAGGAATTTAAAACTCTAGCTGAGAAACTAGAAGCTGACAATATTTCTTTGAAGGATTATAAAGATAAATATGATGCTATAGTATCTAAAACAAGAGAGAATTTACTTTCCAAACTTCCTGAAGATAAACGAGAACAATTCAAAGATAAAGATTTAGATGTCTTAGAATTCATGGTTTCAGAGATGTCTTCAAAAGCCTCATCAGAGCCAAACACTCATAATCAAGTAAGGAGCTTAAAAAAACCTTCAGATAATTGGGTTGACATGGATTCTGAAGAAAGGAGAGGAAATTGGGGGAATATCTTGAAAGGATTTAAAAAAACTTAGCCAAACCGAAGGTCTTTTGACAGTTGAGGGATGGTAAAATAGTGAGGTAAAAATGGCAAATAATATTACAGGTGTCGGAACAGCTAATACAGATGCAGATGTATTTGTACCTGAACTGTGGTCATCAGGAGTTCAAAACTACATAAAGAAAAAGTTTCTTTTGGCAAACTTAGTAAATGATGTTAGCTTTATGGTTTCTAATGCAGGGGATACTATTAATATTCCTCGTGTTACAGAAAATACAGCTACAACAACTACTATTTCTTCATTTACTGAAGGAACTGCTGCTATTGGATATACAAGTCCAAATGATACTTCAGGAACATTAACAGTAAACCAAATGGCTTATTATGGAAGAATCTATCCTGATATAGTAGAGATTCAGGCAAATCCTGATCTTTTAGCTCTTCATGCAGAAGCTATGGGCTTTGCTATTGGTAAGGCTATTGATTCTCATATATCAAGCTTGTTAACTACATACAGCTCTGATTATACAGAGCATTCGTTAGCTGCCGATAATGCTTTAACAGCAGCAGAGCTTCAGCTTATTGTTAAATCCTTATATACGGCAGGCATTGATCCTGCTGATGGATATGTTATGGTAGTAGGAGCTGAATTGATTTCAGACTTAATGGGTCTAGATCAATTTACAAATGCTGACTATGTTAAAGACCAGTTTATTTGGAAGAATGGTCTTTTAGGATCTATAATGGGTATGCCTGTTTATGCAACTAACTCAATAGCAGCTTCTGATGGGACTGCTAATCATGTAGTTGGCTGTATTTACAAGCCTAATAATATCTTTTTGGCTTATTCTCAAAAACCAAAAATGGTATCTCAATACTCAGTAGATTTTCTTGGACATAAAGTGGCAGCCCATGCTTATTATGGGTCTGTTGTTGCAGTTCCAAAAGGTCTAGTACAAATAACTAATCCATAATAGTTGTTTTAATAATTAAAGGGGGAGAGAAATCTCCCCTTTTAAGATTATAGGAGACTTATGAGTCATATTTATTTTAAAAGAGAAGATGGAAGCATTTTTGGGAAGCTAGATACAATTCCTAAGAGCCAAATTGATTCGTATTTAAATGATGGATGTGTGAGGTGCGATAAAGATGGCAAAGAACTTAAAAGTTCTAAAAAAATTAAAAAATCTAAAAAAAAACAATAAAGTTTTAATTTTAGGTCACAATGCTCTTGATTATAAGAGTGTTCTAAAATATCCTTTTGGTTATGACACAGGGAGAGGTTTTCATCCCCCTGCTCCATCAGGGTTGCTTTTTGATAATTGGCAGGACTTTAATGGCGATATAATTACTTGTCATTTCCAAAATTACAATTCTACTTTTGTTGTCGCTTCGGAAGATTCTCCAAGGTTTAATGCAAGTAGAGGAATTAAAATCTCCAATGTTCCTGCTTATAACAAAGAAAATAAAGAGGCTTTAAAAGGGATGATAAGTGTGGGATTAAATCCTGAAGATTTTAATTATATAGATATCCCTAAAATTTTTATGTATAAAAATAAAACTATTATGATTTATTCAGGTTTTTTAGCTTTAATTGTTGCTTGTATGTTAAAATATAAATATATATATACAGCAGGAATAGATGGGACTGTTCTTGGTTATGAGGGTGGTTTTTTAAACAAGAAAAAGCACATAAAAGCTTTAAAACAATTTGTTAGAAAAGGTAGTCATAAAAAGGTCGGAGTTTTTAAAAATAAAGACCCAAAAAATATGGCAGAATGGAGCAATAATAAGGTTTTTAGTAATTATGAAGATAGATTGATTAATATAGTGAATTATTGCAATGAAATGTACCCTGATTCGATTATATATAAATCTCATGAATTATCAAAAATGCCTGTTGAAATAAAAAACCCACTGGGATGAAAGAAATGAAAGAATTACAATCTTACAATGAAAAGCTAAAATCTATACTTACTAAAATTGAATCACTCAATAAAGAAAAAAATAAATTAACTCAAGAAGCTATTGAAATTCAGGGTGTTATTAAGTATATTAACCAAAAGGAAAAACCTAAAAATGAGCAAACT